TTGCCTTTTCTAATCTGTTTCCACTCGTCTGTACCTTGATCGCAGTGATAGATAATCATGCTTTTTCCCTCCAAATTTGACGTGCTAAAATGAACTCTGGTGAGTTGTGTTGAATTGGCTTGCAGGTGCGCCCGATGAACACAAAACCGACAACGCCTTTTAGCTCGTCATCTGTTTCAATGAAATACTTGAGCAAGCAGAACTCATATCCTGCGTGATCGAAAACAAGCAAATTGCCAAACGATTTTTCATGTTGATAGATCATTTTTCCCCTCATTAAATTTAAAAGCCCTGTTGACGATTCAACGCCTCAAATCGGGTTAGGATTCGCAGGGCTGCTCTTCGCCATATAGGGACAAAGAAGCTCACAAATTTACTACTTCCGAGAAACGATCTCGGAAAACGGCGAGCAGGACTCGAACCTGCGAAGCGATACGACAGCACAGCCGTACTCGGTAACCAACTCCTCGTTTCATCAAGGTGCTATTTGTTCGCCACCGCCGTTACCTTTTCTCTGTCCCCCTGAATATACGCCTAATCAAAAACGATCTTGCAAAACTCAACACAAAAAATACCATCGTTGAAAATGTCACAAAATACGCTGACACGTCAAACATTATCCAAACAGCTAACCAATTAATCACAGCTCCAATTAGCATGTTGGCAAGTGATTCTGTGATGTCTCGCTTAACCATTGCGGTATTTGCTCCTGCTTTTCAAATTTTAGCTCACTCTCTATTTGGATTGCTTTACCCATATGCTTCACAAGTGATTCAAACATATTTTCACATTGCAAAGACTTTCTCTCAAGGTTTTTTATGACTCCGATCTCTCCCTCGTTGACGATCAGGCTCACGTTAACCTTTCTCTTTTGTCCAAATCTCCAGCAACGTCTGACAGCTTGATAGTGACTTTCAAAAGAATGAGACGGAAAACTAATTACGTTATTGCAATGCTGCCAGTTGAGACCCCATGCACCTATTTTCGGCTTCGTTATTAATCTTTTTACTTCACCGTTTGAGAATGCAATGAGTGACTCCTCTTTTTGTTCGTCGCTCATTCCCCCTTTTACCTGAATAGAATCCTCAATCACTTTCTCAAGCATGTCACCCTCATCATTCAATTCGCACCAAATCACAGAATAGTCGTTTTCTTTGTGAGCTATTTCTGCTGCCTTGTCACACCGCTCTACTATGCTGTTTCTTCTTTCCTGCCTTTGCTCATTCAAGTTAGTTGCAGGCAACGCGAACAACATTCCATCACGTGCTTTTGATGTCTTTACTACATACTCTTTTTGAACAAGTGCCGGAAGTTCAAAACCTTTATTGTCAAAACCTAAATCTGAAGGACGTTTGCATGATCTAGACCAACCGCAGACCCAACGCCAAAAAGGCTCTTCTGCATGGCCCTTGAATCTGTATTTTGTCCTGCCCCAACCTCTAAAATCCTTACTCGTTTCCTGTTTGAAAAATGATGTCAGCATGTCTCGAAATCCAAGATAACCAAGAGCCTCTGAACTTGTTCCAAGCTCCCAGTAATCATTAGGTGCAGCCGTAGCAGTGCAGAGCAAACGGTATTTCAATGTCCTACAAAACTCTGTGACAACTTCCTTTCTCTCACCTTTAAAGTTTTTGATTGCTGATGACTCGTCACAAACTATGCCGCCAAAATCATCTGGATTGAATTTGTGCAATTGCTCATAATTGGTGACATATATTTTCTTTTGTGTTGGCTGTTTTCCGCTCCTGTTTCTTTCAGCTTCGATACCAAACTTATCAGCCTCTAAAACAGTTTGAGCACCCACAGCCAAAGGAGTCACTAATATCACAGGCTTGTTTGTATGCCTTACAACATTCTGTGCAAATGTTAATTGCTGCACAGTTTTGCCGAGACCACAATCTTCAAATAGTGCCGCTCGTCCATTCCTCACTGCCCATTCAACTAACATTTTCTGGAAGTCAAACAAACAATCAGGAATGAAGTTTGGAGCAAATCCCTGCTCTTTATTTCTTTTTGTCTTGTCCATCAAAAAGGTTTTGTATTTGTCTCTCATTTGAAAATACCTCCCTGTTTTTCTTCCGTATTCAAAGCTGTCGGAACGTTCCTTTTTGCTTGGTTAAAATACGACTCTTTTAATTCGCAACCGATCCCACGTCTTCCCATTGAAACAGCTCCAAATACTTCTGAGCCAACTCCCATAAATGGAGTAGCTACATTCTCTCCCGGATTAGTCCAAAGTGTGCAACATCGATCAATAACGTCTAGTTGCAACGGATGCATATGACGCTCGTCTTTTTCGTCTTTGCCTTCTTTGAACGGCAAAGTTCTTTCGAGACGTATGTCATCCCAGAAGCACGAAGCGTACTGTCTCCAAATCCAATGTGAGTATCTGTTTTTTATTTGATTGCCCTCATATCCCTTTAGATGACGAACTTCTGATGGAACTTCTCTTGATCCTGCATATTCATGCAATCCAGTTGGATGCGTTACTGGAATTGGGTTTTGCCCTTTCTTTCTAAATGGTATTAGATAATCACCGCCAGCAACGTTGTTAAGTGTGCTGTCTTCTGTTATTTGGCGATGTGTCAAAGCCTTTGCCATTGTCCTTGTCCTAACTGCCAAAGGTTCTTTCCATATGCATATCCTTGGCAGCATCTCAAAACCCAATTTCTGATGAAGCCTGATTATGTCACCCGGAAAATCTGTATACCCTCCAATGTTCGCTCCCTTTTTTGGAACGTCCATGCAATGAACTGCACTGATCCTGCCCGGCATTAATAATCTGCTTGTCTGTTCAACAATGTATCCGTAGTGCTCAAAAAACTCGTCATAGCTTCTCGCATTCGTCAAGTCACGATCACTTGAACTGTAGTTATAAAGAGCACCTCCACCCTCAGTAGCGAAGGGTGGAGAATATATCCACATATGAATAGATTCACTCGGAAGACTTTCAAATACCTCAGCACTATCGCCATGATACAACGCATAATCATCTGTAATTACTTGATCGCTAATCATTCTTTTTCCCCATTTGTTTTTTTGATTGCTCGTTCAATTCGATTTGCAATAGTCGCAAATCGTCTCTTTACAACTTCGTTTTTGACTTGCTTCTTATAGTTTGCTGAATCTGATTCAGCCTTGATTACCTGATTCCTCAAGTCATGAATTATCTGATTCAATTCTCTTATCATTCCTCACCTCTTTTATTGCTGAGTGCTCTTCCCTTTCTCGTTCCATCTCCTCCCGTTCGTCAATCTCCTCTTGTAAGTCTTCAAGATAGCTGTCGTCTTCATGCATCTCCAATCTCCTTATTGCCCATCATATCTCGATCTAATGACACCTTTGGTCGATATGGTTCTGTGAATTCAAAAGACTTGCCAGCTTCAAAAAGATCTCGAACCAGATAGCCCACAAAATAAGACATTGACATCAGCACCAACATAATCACTTGGCCAGCAGTTGTTGATAACATCATTGGTTAGGCTCCTTTGTTGGATTCTTGATCAACTCGTCTCTCAATATCTTTATGTGTGATGGTGCATCAATCGCAAGCCGCACAATCGATCCATTAACAGAATGCACTGTCACTTTCACATCGTTTCCAATCGATATCGATTCTCTGATTTTCCTTGATAATACTAACATTTCAAATTCCTTTTTTATGAAAAACAAACCTTGCCTTGTGATAGCCCCGCCCAGCCATGCCCAGCCATGCCGAGCCTCGCCACGCTGTCAAACTCCATAAAAAAACCGCTTGGCACTCTCACACGCCAAACGGTCCACCAATTAAGGTTGATTTGATGTGAGAGTTTTTTTGTATTCAAAAACAGCCGACTCCATCCAGCTGCTCTGATCTAAATTTACACCAGTCCATTTTGGTGGTCAATACTGATTCATCTATTTTTCCAATCTCTAAAATCTTTGCTTCTCTTTAGAGCTGTTTCAATTGCTGCTGTTGCGTTGACCAACGTCTTGAGATATGCGCGAAGCTCTGGCGATATCTTTATGCACATTGGGATCTTGGCAGCATCTCCCATTGGCTTTCGTCCAGCATTAGCTCGAGCACCTCCACGATTTTCAACTTTTTTCTTTTTCGTCATCGCTTTCCACCTCCTAGAAATGCCAAGACGATGATTGATAGCAACCAATCAAAAAACGACATTTTGACCGGCTCTTGGTCCTTTTCTGATTCTTTCAAATAGTTGTATTCTTCGTCTCGGTTCATGGTGTTTTTCCTTTAAATGTCTGATAGATCGTGGTCGTGATTGGTTGCGATTCCCTGCTGATAAATCTCACCAAGCTCCTGAAACAGAAAGTCAATCTTATCCTCAATGGCTGTGAGTCGATCCT